ACCATCTTTGGTGCAAATGGGAACAGTCTAATGGTTGGTGGAGAAGCTGGAAATGAAGCAGTATTACCACTGAATGATAAGACGCTCGGTGCTATTGGTCGTGGGATTGCTCAGACGATGGGCGATAGTCCAATAAACATCAATATCACAATCACTGGCAATGTTGTCAGAGAAGAAGCAGATATTACTAGAATCGCTGACCAGGTTGCGCAACGAATCGCTGATGAAATCCAACGTAGAAGCCAATTGAGAGGAGGTATGGCATGATAAAACATAACGAACTTGTGATTGACGGTGTAAGAACATCGTCTTTCCCTTTCAAAGTCATCGTCCATGACTCTCCCTCAATAGCTCTAGGAGAGAGCAAGACAGCTCTTTTGGAGCACGGTGGAATTAGTGGAGCAATCGTACAAACCAACAAGCACAGAGGACTTGTAAATAAGACTTACTCAATCTATCTAGTTAAACCAACTGAAGAACAAATGAATCAATTTATGAGTCTATTTATCCGTGAAAAATTTTGGTTAGAAAGTGAGCGAGTCAAAACAACTCGTCTCTGGTGTTACAAGGCCAATGCTAGTGATCTTGAAGAAACACAACCTGGTTTGTATATAACAAAAGTAACATTCACTTGCCACCCTACAAAATATCTCAAAACAATTGACACACAAAGATTGACTGGAAACGGAGTTTTAACTACTCAAGGCTCTGCACTTGCCTTTCCTAAAATCACAATTGTTGGACAGAGTGCTACCGAGACTTCATTTACTATCGGCGGACAAGTCATCAGACTTGAAAATCTAACAGAATCGCTTGTAATGGTCAACAATCCAGACGATCCAAGCTTTAAGACCACAACAGGAAAGCCAGTTAAATGGTCAGGTGATTTTATTACTGTTGATCCATCAAAACTGAAAAATGTTGGTGTTGTTTTAGGTCCTGGTATTCAATCGATTGAAATCGAAACCGTTTGGGGGTGGGCATAATTGCTTTATTTACTTGATAAAAATGTGAGAACTGTTCGCTGGAACGGTGATCCACTTCATGAAGCTACATCTGCGATTGTCAAAGAATCGATAAATGGCGACTTCATTCTTACTGTAAAATATCCAATTTCTGACACTGGGATTTACAAACGAATCAAAGAAGATATGCTGATAAAGTGCCCTACACCCGTCTTAGGACCTCAGTTATTCCGTATCAAAAAACCTGTTGAGAATAATGAAAATCTAGAAATTACTGCATATCACATTACAGATGACATCATGCAGCGTTCTGTGAAGCCTGTTAAGGTTGCAAATCAAACTTGTTCAATAGCACTTTCTCAGATGGTTCAAAATGCCAAAACCGATTTAGGGGATTTCTCATTTACAAGCGATATTCAAGACCGCAGAACATTCAACATGACAGAAACAGAGAATATCTATTCTGTACTGCTGGACGGTAAGCATAGTATTGTTGGCACTTGGGAAGGCGAGCTGGTGCGTGACAATTTCGCTCTGACAGTGAAGAAGAGTCGTGGGGAGAATCGTGGTATTGTTATTACAACGCATAAAAATCTGAAGGACTTCCAACGCACCAAAAACAGTCAGAATGTTGTCACAAGAATCCATGCTAAATCGACTTTTAAACCTGAAGGTGCTGAAACAGAAACGACAATCAAGGTGACAGTAGATAGTCCACTTATCAACTCTTATCCCTACATCAACGAGAAAGAGTATGAGAATAACAATGCTAAAACTGTTGAAGAGTTGAAAAAGTGGGCACAGGCTAAATTCACAAATGAAGGCATTGACAAGGTCTCTGACTCAATCAAGCTTGAAGCTTATGAATTAGATGGACAAATCGTCCATTTAGGGGACACAGTCAATCTCAAGAGCTTAAAGCATAATGTTGATATTTTCAAAAAGGCTGTTGCTTACGAGTACGATGGATTAAAAGAAGAATACATTTCTTTAGAGTTTGACGACAAGGCTGGTTTTGGAGGTTCAGGAGTATCGAATGGTCTTTCTGATGTAACAAATGCGATCCTTGGAGCAACCTACTCAGCTCAAGAAATTGCAATTGAAAGAGCTGCTAGAAATGCTGATTTAGCTTTTGAACATCAATCAAATCAACTAAAGAAAGAAGTTGAGGACGGCATTGAATTAATAAAAGCTAAAAACGAAGAAGATAAGCGTTCTTTGTCTGATGAAATCAATCGAAGGTTTCATGATTTCAGCCCATCAGGATTTGAAGAAGTCAAAGCTAACTCAGAAGAAGCTTTGAAAAAAGCTAGAGCGAGTGAAGATTTAGCGAAAGAAGCGAAGATAATTGCTAATGACAACTTAAACAAACTAAACGATAATGAAACAACATTTGCAGAATACAAACAATCAGTCAGTGAACGTATAGCAAACCTTGCTAGTCAAATGACCAGCAAGGCCAATCAGGTCGAATTTCAGCGTGTGAGAGAAACGGCTCAATTATACGAGAGGATTTTAGGAAATACTGACAATGGTATCGCTGACAATGTCGCTCGTATGGCTTTGACTAATCAATTGTTTCAGGTTGAAGTTGCTAAAAATATTGGAAGCGACCTCAACTATTTAAGAAATAGTAATTTTTCAAGTGAGGGTAAATTTTGGAATGTTGTAGGCGCTACAAACTTAGGAATTAACTACGAACATTCCTTGAAAAACCACGGAAAAAGTGGTGTTCATTTTTATGGCGAAAACGTACAAAGAGAATACTATGGTTTTGCTCAAGAAATTCGATTTCTTGGAAAAGTGGGCGAAAAAGTGGCTATATCATTTGAATTGGCTAGAGAAGGCTCTTTGGAATTTTCGGATATTCGTTTCGGTCTGCATTTTAAAAAAAATAATAATATTTTACATCAAAAATGGCGCACGATTTCTTTATCTGAAATAAAACTCAAATCATATACACGCTTTGAGTACGTTTATGAAATACCAGTTGAAGTTGATTCGTTAAATGTTATGTTTTACGGACTAAACGGTAAAACGACTAATATCTATTTAACCGATGTCAAAATTGAAAAAAATTCAAAATGTACTGTATGGACCGCAAATCCACAAGATATAACTGAAAATATCGAAGCGACACGAACGCAAGTCACACAACTTGCTGGCTCGTGGTCTGTTCAGAACATCAACAGCGCAGGTGACATCATCAATGGTATCAATGTTGCTGCTAACGGAAACAACCGTATCATTGGTAGAGCTACGCACATTTCAGGAGAAACGCTGATTGACAATGCAGTTATTAAGTCAGCTATGATTGACAAGTTGAAGACAGCCAATTTTGAAGCTGGCTCAGTCACTACTACTATCTTAGGAGCTGAAGCGGTCACAGCTGAGAAGGTTAAATTTGATGCAGCGCTCATCCAGAAATTAGTCTCGCAACAGGCATTCATCAATGAACTGTTTGCGAAACAAGCGACCATTACTCAGATTCAATCCATTGATTTTACAGGCAATAATATCAGAGGTGGAAAAATTTCATCACTAAACAGCGTGACTGATTTTGATTTACAGACTGGTTGGATTGATATGAACAAGGAAGCCGTCGGAATACGAAATAGATTCCCTGGAAAACCTATGCAATTCCTTATTTTTGGTCAAGGCTCACTTAATGGGGTTAACGGTGCATATACTCAACTTATGAGTAACCGTAACGGAGTTACAGGGATTGAACATACTTCGGCAGGTATTCAAATCTGGAACGGTAAGCAAGGCGAAAATATTCAGACAGCTATTACATTTTATGGAAAATTGATGGACTTTATGCCAAATTCGCTAGGTGGTGGAATTACCGTGAACACCGAAAACCGTACAATTTCAAATTTGGATAATATTTATTTCCGTGGAACATCTTTAGCGACAATCCTAGATTTAATTGACAAGAACTTCATAGGTATTGAAAAACATTTTAAACATAATAAACTCGGCGCTCCTGGACGTTATACTATTAGAATTTAGAAAGGTAGAACATGAACACACAAGATAAAGTTATTAACAATTTAGCAATTCAACTTGCTAATAAGACAATTACAGAAGCATTTAGCACTACTGAACGCGATGAGGCACAAGCACAACTTCAAGAAGCTAATAGCCAACTTGAAAAAATCAACAAGGTCTTACAGTCAAATGAAGAATTAAAGGCTCTATTTGACAAAGTGGCAGAAGAATTAGACAAACCAAAGGAAGAAGGGTAATATATGACATTTAAAGTAGTAAATAAATACTTACAAGACAACAACCGTACTTTCGTTGCTATCCGACAAGAAAATCCATATACGGCTTTTGACCGTGTTTTGATTGGCGACCGTGTGAACGAATCAGATGAGGTGCTTATCCAAGCGGTACTCGGTCAAGTCGCTACTGAATTAAATCCGGCGGACGGGGTGAAGAAGCTTCAAGAAGATTTGCATACTCAGGCTCAAGAATATGAAGTCAAGCTCGCTGAGAAAGATACAAAAATCGCAGAAGTTAAGGCAGTAGCAGATTGGGCAGTACTAGTTCGTGTAACAGATGTAGATAACCCACTAGACCCTACTTTATTCAAGCGTGGACTTGAACTTGTCGATCTTGGACAAACTGGCAAGACTTACCAATCACAAGAAATTTTCACACTTGAAAATCCGAACCATGTCGAGAAATTCCAAGAAGGAAAACGTGTCATGATTCAAGTCAATGAGCCGTTCACGTATCAAGGACAAACGCTTGAACAACTCGCAGACCTTGAACAAAACGGAAAATTGGGCGTTTGGAAGTGGGAGCCACCTAAGACACCAAAGGAAAGTAACGAGCTTGAAACCAATCCAGTACCACGCTAGAAAGGAGATATATGCAAATCGAATTTTTCAATTTTTTACGTAGCGTTGTCCAGACCGAAGACGGACTGGTCTTGTACGCTCTAGCTTTAATTGTCTCAATGGAAATCATTGATTTTTTAACAGGAACGATTGCTGCTATCGCCAATCCCGATATCGAGTATAAGAGCAAAATCGGCATCAACGGGCTCCTTCGTAAGATTTTAGGGGTTCTCTTGCTAATGATCCTTATCCCAATGTCCGTACTCTTACCTGAGAAAACAGGATTCGCATTTTTGTACTCGATCTATCTCGGGTATATCGCATTTACTTTTCAATCGCTTGTTGAAAATTACCGCAAATTAAAAGGAAATATCACTCTTTTTCAGCCAATCCTGAAAGCATTTCAACGCTTGCTCGAGAAAGATGATGATAAAGACAAAGGAGAATAACACATGCAACAAATTAACGAAATCATCATTAATGCAGCAATTAGCATTCTTGTCATTTTGACTGGTATTGCAGTCAAAACTGTTAAAGAGTACCTTATAAAAAAAGGTGGTGAACAGACTGTCAAGATCGTTGAAATTTTGGCTAAGAATGCGGTCAATGCAGTTGAACAGGTATCAGCTGAAACTGGATATAAAGGAGAAGAAAAGCTAGAACAAGCTCGAATTAAAATTCGGGCAGAGCTTAACAAATATAATATTGGCATGACTGACACGGACATGGACATCTTTATTGAATCAGCAGTCAAGCAAATGAACGATGCCTGGAAAGGACAGTAAAAATGGCAGTAAATATTGAAACGGCTATCGCTTGGATGCAGGCTCGAAAAGGTCGTGTATCTTACAGCATGGAATATAGAGACGGAGACGACTCTTACGACTGCTCATCAGCTATGTATTATTCTTTGAGGAGCGCTGGAGCAGTATCTGCTGGTTGGGCAGTAAATACTGAGTATATGCACGACTGGCTTATTAAAAATGGCTATGAGCTTATCGCTGAGAATACAGAGTGCGTTGCTCAGCGTGGAGATATTTTTATATGGGGCAAGCGTGGAGCAAGCGCTGGAGCGTTCGGGCATACTGGTATGTTCATTGACTCTGACAACATCATTCATTGCAATTATGCCTATAATGATATCTCAATCAACAATCATGACGAGCGCTGGTATTACGCTGGACAACCATATTTCTATATCTACCGCTTGACCAATCCAAACGCTCAACCAGAAGAAGTGAAAAAAGGTTGGCAAAAGGATGACACTGGTTACTGGTATGCTAGAGCTAACGGCTCATATCCTAAGAGTGAATTTGAGTACATTGAAGAAAATAAATCATGGTTCTATTTTGACGAATCCGGATATATGTATTCTGAAAAATGGCTCAAGCACACGGATGGGTGCTGGTACTATTTTGACAAGGATGGCTACATGGCCACATCTTGGAAGAAAATCAATAATAAGTGGTACTATTTCAACCGAGATGGTTCAATGCAGACTGGCTGGGTTAAATACTACGACAAGTGGTACTACCTTGATGCAGTCAATGGCGATATGAAGTCAGATTGCTTTGTTAAATACAACAACGGCTGGTACTTGCTACTCCCAGATGGTAGATTGGCAGACAAACCAGAGTTTACGATTGAACCAGATGGCTTGATTACTACAAAATAAAAATAGAAAGAAATCAAAATTTAATTACACTTGACCGCTGGCTTATGCTGGCGGTTTTTTTTGTTTTCAAAAATAATAAAAGCAGTGATCTCGGTCACTGCTTATCAGCTGTAGCAAATTCATAAAGTTTTTCTGCTGTGAGAAGGGCCATTTTGTCCATGCTTGTTTTTCCTTTTCTAAGGTCAGAAACAGTAGTCCATGGTACTCCAGCGCCTTGTGAAATAGCAGATGTAGACATCGAACTGTCTAATAATTCTTGAATAACTTTTCTCATATTATTTGTCCTTTTTATTTTTGAGATAAATGTATACATTAATGGCAATTATAAAAATAGCTATTGCACTAACCATTGCTTTTCCTCTCTTCATTTGATAAAATAGAGGTGTGAGGGGCTTTCGCCCCCACCTCTTAGCGTTTACCTTTTTCTTTTGCGGGAGTTGGGTTTACGCTTTTTGTTTTGCCTTGCGACCGTTATTGCGGTTACTAGACTTGCGATAGCAGTTACTGTTTCAGGAATATTGTCTATTGCCTTTTCAAGTAACCTAAGCCAATCTTCTTTGTTCAACTTCCTCACCTCCTTTCCTTATCTTGATTATATTATATCACGGTGTACCGAGAAAGTCAAGAGTTTTTATAAAGTTTTTTTTAAAAAAAGGGGCAAAAAAGGGGCAAAAATTTCGTAAACTTATGTAAAACGATGTAAAAACAATTATTTTAAAGCTGAAAATGTAGCGATTTTATAAGATATAGGAATTTGATGTAAATATATGTAATGGCATTTTTAAAAGTAGATGGATTCTAATAAAAAAGCGAGCAGACTATTAAGTCTGTTCGCTTTTTAGTTATCTTAGACTCTTACTCCATCATCAGTTTGCGCTGTTCTGTCTAATCCTAGGGCAAATTTACGGATGAGAAGAAATTGTCCGTTTTCCTGTTTTACGAAAGTCAGTACAACTGTCTTAGTATTAGAACCGAGTGAGACATAGGAGATTTTTTTAATCTCATAGTCGCCTGAAGTTGACTCAATTTCAGAATCTGGCTGTCCATGCTTGCTGATGATATCTTTGTAGTTGGAGCCGCCTTTTCCTCGATTCGAGGTGTCACCTTCGATCAAAGCATCGAATTGCTCCTGGGTCCAAGCGAAGGAATCGGTATCTTCCGTATCCTCTTGATCATTATCCTCATCTGATCTATAATCTGGCAATTTTCCAAATTCCTCATCTTCTGTTAAAGAGGTTAGACTTCTGTAGGGGTGACGAAAGTTTTTAGCCAAGTCAGTAAAAACACCAGAAGGTAATACTTGCGTCATTAAGACAAGGAAAATAGATAGAATACCTAGGCTCGTTCCGATAATAGCCAATATTTTATGATTTTTGAGATTACGGCCGATACCAAAAACTCCTAGGGCTATAGCGATAATGCCAAAGAAAAAGGCTAGTACGCTAATGATTGGCAACCAGGATCCAAGAAGAGCGAGCGTCCCCAAAATGATGGCTATGATTCCTAAGATTTTCTCTTCTTTTTGTTTCATTTGTAAGTTTCTCATTTCTAGTTAGGTTAAAATTATCTACGTGTAAGATAGTGTTTATTATAGATAAAATGAGCCCTAATGTCAATTTTAAATAAAATAGTTCTCCTGGAAACTTTTTTCTTGACATCTTATTTGAAAATGATAAAATAGTTCTCATGGAAACCAATTGGTTCTCGTGAGAACTATTTATGTGTAAAAAGGAGCAATCATGGATAAGCCGATGTTAGCTTTTAAACGTTTTGGTCATCAGGTTCACCTTATGGTGCAACAGGAAGCTAAACGTTGTGGTATTGAATTTATGGGCGGACCGCAGGGCCAAGTCATACGATTTTTAGACTATCGTGAGGAGTCTGGACAGGCGGTGTTAATCAAGGATATTGAGCAGGAACTCAATATCACCAAGTCAGTCGCCAGTAATCTAGTGAAGCGTATGGTGCAAAATGGTTTGGTGGAATTGGAAGTGAGTCCAAATGACAAGAGAGCTAAGTACGTTCGATTGACGGGAAAATCACGCTCTCAGATGAAGCCAATCAAGTCTTTCTTTGATCGAATTGACCGTAGTCTACTTGATGGAATTTCAGAGGAAAAACTAGCTGTTTTTGAAGAAGTCATGGGTCTACTACAGGCTAATGTAGATAAAATGGGAGGTAAGAATGAAGAAACTCGCTAAACGTATCACAGGAAAAGAGTGGGGAATGATTCTCTTGACTGTCCTCTTTACCTGTTTCTCGGTCTATCTAGAGTTAGAAGTACCGACTTACATTTCAGAAATTACAGAACTACTTGGAACTCCAGGTACGGAGCTAGGAGATCTTTGGTCACCAGCCATTAAGATGATAGGCTTGTCTCTACTTGCTTTTCTCTCATCCGTTACTGTTGGATTTTTTGCCGCTCGCGTTGCAGCATCCTATACAACTCATTTACGAAGCGATATTTTTAATCGTGTTCTAGATTTCTCGCAGACAGAGATCAAACGTTTTTCAATCCCAAGTCTTTTGACTCGGACGACTAATGATATCACACAGGTTCAGATGCTTTTTACCATGGGACTCCAGGTGGTCACTCGTGGTCCTATTATGGCTATCTGGGCCATTGGAAAAATCCTTGGGAAGTCTGAGTACTGGCTCTGGGCAGTAGTGGTTGCTGTTATCGTCAATGTTCTGATGACAACAGTTCTCATGACGCTTGCCTTTCCAAAACAATCTGTCATCCAAAAATTGACAGATAAACTCAATAGTATCACTCGTGAAAGTTTGACAGGGATTCGAGTGGTTCGTGCTTACAATGCTGAAGATTATCAAGATGAAAAATTCGAAGCAGCCAATGAGGAAGTCACTCGTCTTAATCTCTTTGTCAACCGTTTGATGGCGATTATGAACCCTATTATGATGGCGATTTCGAGTGGCTTGAGTCTAGCTATCTACTGGATTGGAGCTTATATCATCAACGATGCTAGCCTGACAGACCGTTTACCACTCTTTAGTGATATGGTGGTCTTCATGTCTTATGCCATGCAGGTCGTGATGGGCTTCTTGCTCATGAGTGCTCTCTTTTTCGTCCTTCCTCGTACCTTGGTTTCTGCAGGACGTATCAATCAAGTGCTAGACTTGCATTCTTCTATTGAAAATCCTAGTCAACCACAGACTGCAGAATCATCTGTAAAAGGTCAAGTGGAATATCGTGACGTAACCTTCCGTTACTCTAAAAACTCAGAAGCAGTTGTGGAACATGTTAGCTTCAAGGCAGAAGCAGGACAAACCATTGCCTTTATCGGTTCAACTGGTTCTGGTAAATCTACGCTTGTGAACCTCTTGCCTCGTTTTTATGACGTGTCAGATGGGGAAATCCTTGTAGATGGTGTCAATGTGAAAGATTACGACTTGGAAGATTTGCGCAATAAAGTCGGTTATATCCCTCAAAAAGCAGTGCTCTTTTCTGGAGATGTTAAGGGCAATCTCGACTTTGGTAAGAGTCAAGAAACGCCACTAAGTGAGACTGCTATGTGGCAAGCTCTGGAGTTGGCCCAGTCTAAAAGCTTCATCGAGGATAAGGAAGCAGGTCTAAATTCAGAAGTGGCTCAAGGTGGGACTAACTTCTCAGGAGGTCAAAGACAACGTTTGGCCATTGCGCGTGCCTTGGCTCGTAAGCCAGAAATTCTCATTTTTGATGATTCGTTCTCGGCCTTGGACTACAAGACAGACCGTATCTTACGCCAAGTATTAGCTGAAAAAACACAGTCTATGACCAAGTTAATCGTTGCCCAACGCATTTCAACCATTATGGACGCAGACTTGATCTTAGTATTGGATCAGGGGAAAGTCGTGGGACAAGGCACCCACAAGGAACTTCTTGCAACCAACGAAGTTTATCAAGAAATTGCCTATTCACAACTATCGAAGGAGGAATTGGAACATGGGAAATAAGAAAATGTCCTTATGGAAACAGTGTAGACCTTTTCTAGCAGGTCTCCAACTTCCCCTACTAATCGCAGTTGTG